TTTACGTACATCTAGAGGTCCTGTTGCGTTAGCTCCAATACTTTTATTAAATTCTCCTACAGGTAAACTTTTACCTTTGAAGTCCTCTAGTATCCCGTCTTGTACAATATTAGTTGACTTGTCTGCTGGATAACCGCCTGGAACCATCATGTTCATATATTCGTCCTGAATACATCCTATCCAATAACACTGGTTTGGTGATCCTTCTGCAAATATAACAAGAACTTTAGTTCCTGGATCAGGTGGTACTGCCCAAAATCCATAACTCTGTTGCGTATTATAATAGTCGTTATTTTTTCCGTTACTACGAACATCTGTAGTTCCGTAAAACGGTGAGCAATATCTAGCTGTAAATAATTGTCCGTCATCTAAATCGTCTGAGCCGCTAACTGTGTTAGGTAATAATTGTACCCGCAATGCTCCTTGACGTTTAGGATCTAAATGATTGACTACTTTTGCTAGAAAAGGACCTGGAGGCATTTTTGCAAAGCCTACACCCGAAGAGCGTTTATTGATATTATTTGATTCTAATTGATCCATTATGTTCTATTGTACTCCATAGTCGCCGTCATCGCCTGGTAATTCAGCTGAGTTAGAGTTAGCTGTGTTATCTGGACCATAGCCACCATCTATACCAGCATTTGGGTTACTTGTTGTTCCAAATGCTTCTCTTTGATAGTTAGCATCTGATTCAACTTGTGCATTTTTAGCTACTTTTGGTTGTGATGGTTTTGGTTTATCTTTATTATTTGCTAACTTAGCCGCTTCTTCAGCAGTTAAATTGGCTTGTAGTTGTTCACTAACATTTATTACGCCATCACCGTCTTTATCAGCTACAGCAAAATTATACTGAGGACTATCTTCGCCAAATTTTCTAGCTTCATTTTGTCTTTTTATATATGCTTTTTCTTCATCTAGTATTTTCTTTGCCGCCGCTTCTTCTAGATCTTTTAAATCAAAATTAGGACGTTTTACTAGTTCAAGTTCTTGTGTAAACAAGTTACCTGAAAAGTTATTATTGACTCCAATAACAGTATACAATCCACTAAAGTTTGAAACTCCAACTGCTGGACCGTCCATTTTATAATTTCCAATTTGATCGTCAATATCTATAGGAGTTAGAAAATTTAGTAGTACATCAACTTGTCCGTTCTGGTGATTAATACTTCCATCTGAAGTAACATTAGTCCATTCAGTTACACTTGAGTTATAATTTCCCATTCCGCTATCTGCAATATAATAAGGATCTCCTAAAATTTTAATAGTCATTGTAATTAAGTCAACATCACTATTTACAAGAGCTTCGTTAAACTGTCTAGCCATTCTTCTTTCTGCTGTTTCGGTCATTGCACCAGCAAGTTCGTTTGATTTAGACTGTGATGTATCGTTTTGTATGTTTGTTACGTTAGCACCAGTTCTATTTGTAGTATCGTTGTCTAACTCAAGTTGCGTACCTTTTTCTGTTGTAGACTGATTTGAAGCATCATTGTTACCGCTTTTATTATTGTAATCAGTTGCTATAGATTTATAAAATGCATTATTAAATTCAATATTGAATTCTAAAATATCTTTATTAAGTCCTGTATACATATAATTATATGCTTTGGCCGCATCTTCAACTAGTTTATTGTATCCTGCTGGAGGATCATTAGGTAGTTTAAATATACTTGTATTTGCTCTATATGGTACAATTCTATACACATAGATTCTTGGCATTCTTCCTTGTGCTTTTTCAGCTTCTTGATCTTCAACAATATATACATCAGCTTCAACTCTAAACCAAGGTATAGTACCGTCTTTAGCTTGAAGTTCTTTTCTCATTATAGTTTCACCAAAGGCACTTAACAACACAAGCTCTTCAAGAACCCGTTGTATTGGTGTTCCGGCTCTAAACTGTATAGTGCGTTGTTTTGGATTAATTTGTGTACCATTTTTTGAATATGTCATTGTTTTAGGATTTAAAGCAAATCCTGATTTGCCAAATGGAGTATCTCCATATGCTGTTGGTATTTCAGTTGTAATTTTATTTCTGCCAATAGCATTAATACCTGCATCTCTGTTTGCTAACGTTTTTTTAATTGTTTCGCTTAGATTACCTCTTTTAATACTATAACCTAACAATGAATTAACATAGTCTTTTTTCTGCTGAGTCTTACCAGCGGCCCAATCGTTGTTGTCTTCTACATATCCTGCACTATCTTTTCGAGAATCAATCGTTGTAAAGGCCGCTTCATAATCAATTCCTTCTTTAACTAGGTATTCATCTCCTTCAGTTGCTTTATTCGTGCCGTATGCTGTTCCAGAATTTGTAGCATTTTTTAACAAATTTGAAGCTGAAGCACTTGAAGTATCTAATGGAAAAGTAAATACAAATTCATCCGTTTCAATTTTGTTTTTTTGAAACTTTTGTTTTTGTAATAAGTGTGTGTTAATTTGTGTTGCTAAACTTCCTAATCCTGATTGACAAATTTCTTGAAGGTCTGTTCCGTGTATAGTAACATTACATGGCAAGTTTTGTGTTCCGTCCATAAATGCTTCATCGTTAAATGCACTACAAGAAAATCTATAAATTGAACCTTCTGTATCAACATTAAAATCAACACTTACAATTTTTAAAGGTAACAATCGTTTGGCCGCCGATAGTTGAGGGTTAACTTCGCCTTCACCTATATCCTGCCAGCCTACAAAATTAATTGTTAGTAACCAAGGTGCTTCTAAATAATTAGAATATCCTGCGTTAGTTGATGCTAATTGCATTGTTTGTAGAAGTTGGCCCATACTATATGGTTCTCTAACTTCAAAACTTAAATTGTGAAAGTTAGTCATTCTACTTTTTTTGTTTGGTGCAATTACAGTTTCTATATCTACATTATCTATAAAATATTGTGTGTCTATGTTGTAGTGTTTCTCTGCATGTGTTCTTGGCTTTTGAGTACCATCAAATGCTCCGCCTGATTTAAGAACCATGTGTCCATTTCTAAGTCCAGTTTTTCTATAAGTGTCATCTGGAAAATTTAATTCTTCCGGGCTTAGACAGCCAAAAGAAAATATATTATTATAAGATGCAAACGATTCTAATTCGTTTGGTAAAGGTAATGATCCTGGTTCTAGTGCTATTTGAGATACTACTTTTTTAGGTGGTGTCTTAACTCTTGCAACATCACCAACTGTTGCTGTTCCGCCGCCACTTCGTGACCCATAATTTTGTGCTTGAGGATACATTTCCTCTGGATTTAAAATTTTAACTGTAGGACTTGATGTTACATTTGGCTGTTCAATAACTCCAGCAAATGGATGGTTCTGAAACATAGGTGGCAACTGGCCAGGATTTTTTACTGCCGCATCTCCGTTTGTTTCATACATGTCGGCAAGACCATGCATGCCAAGGGCTCGCATAAACTTTTTAGCTTCTTCTGGATCTCCTTCAGCCGGAGGAGGTTGTTTGGGAGGCTTTGTACCCAACTCGTTATATGTTTTACCGTTTTTATTTAATGGATCTACTTTATTACCTGGAGTGATTAGTGTTTGTCCAGTTTTAGGATCCTTTCGGTATGTAGACAAATTTATTCTCCTATTAGTTCTTTAACACGTTTAGGGTCCGGCAAAAAAATTTGTACACCTGGAACCATATCGTAAATAGGATCCTCGATAACGTCTAAGTTTCGTTGTGCAAATATCCACCATAGTCTGTTTGACCCGTACATATCATGAGCTAGTAAATCTGGTCTATGTGTATACTGTGGCTCAATAGTATATAACGGATCATCAGCATATGCTGGCACAGGTCTGATTGTTAAAATATCAAGAGCACCGTTTAGTTGCGATTGTGTATTTTTGTATGGGCTACTCATTAAATATATCCTTGTCCAAGATTAGATCCGTTAGTAAAGTCTGTATAGTTAAATTGAGACTGTTTAGCTCTACTGTATATAGGTTGTACAGTAATTGAAAATTGTGATTCTGCTGGTGCCCAACCATAATTAAGTTTTGTTCCACCTTCTGGATTCATCATAGCCTGGCGAGCGTCTGCTCCTGTCAACTTTGGTCCAGTGGTAAATGCTGTGCTAATATAGTCAACTTCATTAGGCATATCAACTGTAAAGTTTTGTAGTATAACTGGAACATTATTAAAAACATAATCTCCATATCCATTTAATTTTGCAATTGGTGGTGGAGATCCTGTGCTGTTCAAACCATAATCCATTTTAGTCATTGTTCTTAAATAATGCAAACATGCCATCCAATATCGTGCTTCCACACTATTTTGACAATAAAATTGTCCTACAATAGTCATTGCTTCCACTTGTGAGTTCTGATACGCAAAGAACGGATAATTATTATGTATAGGGCTTACAGTATTATATGCGGCTGAATGACTAATAATAATTGTAGGTGTATAAGGAAAAACCATGTGTCCACCTGTAGTAGATTCTTGTAAGGGAGACAGCAACCCATCTGCGGCAATTGACGGAGGAACAGATAATTTGACTCGCCAATCTTTATTTTCAAGTTCAGTACTAAAATATGCTTTTTCTTTAGCTTCAAAATTATTAGAACCTTTTCCAGGAAGATTTTTGCCTCGCATCTTAGAGCCTAAATCTCCTGCTACGTCTGAAAACATGTCTTGGCCGATATCTTTCATTTTTTCGATACCGCCTGAAACAAATTCAGGAATGTTAGTTAATGGATTTTGTCCTGCCGATTTAGTGCCTGTTTTACCTTTTGGCGGGGTTCCTTGTCGTGTACCTGGTCCGTCTTCTCTTGCCATAATTAATTGTCTCCTATATACATTATTTAGTTGACTTTATTAACAGAGTAGTTTATAATATAACAAACAATTGGAGAAAATATGAATAAACGTGTAAATTATCTAAACAACAAGGACATATTAAAGGAAATACACAAATCAAAGACTACATTCTGTAGTTATGTTGATCCTGAATATGGCCAATTTGATATAATCTTACCAGAAATTGGTAAAATTAATATTAGAACAATAGCTGAAGCAAAACGCAATAAAGCAAAACGCTTACAGCAACAAGCCTTTGAAGCCGCAAAATTAGCAGGTAAAAGAGTAAAACTTGCTGAGTTTGAAATTGACTATAGAAAGATACAAAAAGACGAGTTAATTTTTAGGATTATGTCATTTGAACATATTCCAGAAGAACCGGGACGGAAAAAGAATCCTAAAACACCAGCAGACTATAGAGTTAAGTTAAACTTTCCTCCTTTTCAACATTATAAATTTGACGACGGTGATAGTTTAGTGTGTGTTGGAAAAAGCCACTGGGAAGGTGGTATGGATAACGGATACTTTAACAAAGCACACGGTAAAGCAACTAACAAACTTGCTATGATGTGGATGAAGTTATGTGATAGATACGCAACAAGAGGCAATGTACGTGGATATACTTACAATGATGAAATGCGTGGACAAGCAATTCTACAGTTAGCACAAATTGGTTTACAGTTTGACGAATCAAAGTCTAACAATCCGTTTGCTTATTATACTGCGGCAGTTACTAACTCATTTGTAAGAGTTATTAATATTGAAAAACGCAATCAAAATATTAGAGATGATATATTAGAAATGAACAATATGAATCCTAGTTATACTAGGCAAGCACAAGGCGAATGGGATCGTGTTAAAACACAAGAAGCTAAACCTGTTCCAAATCCATCCAAAAACGCTTGACTTATATTAAAATATAACGTATAATATACAAAAGAGGAGTACGGATGTTTAAAAAAGCGGCAGTATTTACAGATATTCATCTTGGATTGAAGTCTAACAGTAGACTACACCTACAAGATTGTGAAGACTTTGTAGATTGGTTTATTGAACAAGCAAAAGCTAACGGTTGTGAAACCGGTATTTTTTGTGGTGATTGGCATCACAATAGAAATACCATTAATGTACAAACACTAGATGCAACTACACGTTGCCTAGAAAAATTAGGTGCGGCATTTGAAAAGTTTTACTTTTTTGCAGGTAATCACGACTTGTACTACAAAGACAAACGTGATGTTTACAGTGTAGAGTTTGGTAAACATATTCCTGGTATTACATATGTTGATGAAATACTAGTTGAAGATGATGTTGCATTAGTTCCTTGGCTTGTTGGCGAAGAATGGAAGAAGATTAGTAGCATAAAAACAAAATATATGTTTGGTCACTTTGAACTGCCTAGTTTCTATATGAACGCAATGGTACAGATGCCTGATCACGGTGAATTAAAAGCTGAACATTTCAAACATCAAGATTATGTGTTTAGTGGACACTTCCACAAACGTCAAGTACAAGGTGCAGTACATTACATGGGTAATGCTTTTCCACACAACTATGCAGATGCATGGGATGATAAACGTGGAATGATGATACTTGATAAAGAAAATAACAAAGAACCTCATTATATTGATTGGCTTGACTGTCCTAAGTATCGTACAGTTAAACTTAGTCAACTACTAGACGAAAAAGACACACTACTTAAAAACAAAATGTATCTTAGAGTAACACTTGATCTTCCAATTAGTTACGAGGAAGCAAGTTTTATCAAAGAAACATTTATTAATGAATACGATTGCAGAGAAATTACATTAATTCCTAGTCAGCAAGACGAAGAAATACATACAGACATTGACATTAGTACATTTGAAAGTGTAGATGAAATTGTTACTAAAGAAATTACTGCATTGGATACAGAAAACTACGACAAGAAGTTATTATTGGGAATTTATGACGAACTATGATTAAAATAAAAAGTTTAACCGTAAAGAACTTCATGAGTGTGGGCAATCAGACCCAAGCAGTTGATTTTGATAAACAACAACTAACACTTGTGCTAGGAGAAAACCTTGACCAAGGTGGCGATGATAGCGGATCACGTAACGGTACAGGTAAGACTACTATTATTAATGCATTAAGTTATGCCTTATACGGGCTTGCTTTAACAAATATTAAACGCAATAATTTAATTAATAAAACTAACAACAAAGGTATGTTAGTTACGCTGTCTTTTGAAAAAGATGGGCGTGATTATAAGATTGAAAGAGGACGTGGTCCTAACTTATTAAAGTTTTATGTAGACGGTCAAGAGCAAGAAATGCTAGATGAGTCGCAAGGCGATTCACGTAAAACGCAAGAAGACATTATACATCTATTAGGTATGTCGCATAATATGTTTAAGCATATTGTTGCACTAAACACATACACAGAACCGTTCTTAAGTATGCGAGTTAATGATCAAAAAGATATTATTGAACAATTACTTGGTATTACAATATTGTCTGAAAAGGCAGAAGTACTTAAAGAAAAAGTAAGACAAACTAAAGAAGCAATTACAGACGAAACGGCTCGTATTAATGCTATTGAAACTAGTAATACACGTATTGGTGAAACTGTACGTAGTTTGCAAACAAAACAAAGTGCTTGGAATACAAAACAAAAAGAAGACATTGCTAAACTAGAACGCTCAATTGACGAATTAGAACATTTAGATGTAGAAGATGAACTAGATAAACACGAAAAACTATCTACTTGGGAAGAAAAAAATAATGCTATTTTGGCTCTTAAAAAAGAGTTAAGCACATTAGAGCCAGCATTAGTACGTGCAGATAGAAGTGTTGAAAAAGCACAAAAAGATGCAGAAAACTTAGATCAAGGTACATGTCATACATGTGGTCAAGAGCTACATGATGAGAAAAAAGAAGAACTAGCAGTTAAAAAGAATAAAGAACTTGAAGATGCAATAGCATATCAAACAGAAGTAAGTGATAAAGTTATAGATGTAACAAAGTCTCTTACTGACATTGGTGATATTAATGGTAAGCCTACAGCGTTCTATGAAACTATTAAAGAAGTATATGATCATAAACAAAACGTAGCACAATTACAAGAAGCACTTGATCGTTCTAAAACTGAAATTGATCCGTATCAAGAACAAATTGATGAATTAAACAATAGTGCTATCCAAGAAATTAACTGGGACACTGTAAACAATTTGACAAGTCTAAAAGAACATCAAGACTTTATGTTAAAACTATTAACAAACAAAGATAGTTTTATTCGTAAGAAAATTATTGATCAAAACTTAGCATACCTAAACAACAGACTTACAAATTATCTTGACAAACTTGGATTACCACATAGTGTTGTATTCCAAAATGACTTGTCAGTTGAGATTACACAACTAGGACAAGACCTAGACTTTGATAATTTAAGTAGGGGCGAGCGTAATAGACTTATACTTGGTATGAGTTTTGCATTTAGAGATGTTTGGGAAAGTTTATATCAGAATATCAACTTATTGTTTATTGATGAGTTGATTGATAGCGGAATGGATACTAGCGGAGTTGAAAACTCTTTAGGTATTTTGAAGAAGATGGGTAGAGAAAGACAGAAGAATGTTTATCTTATATCCCATAAAGATGAATTAGTAGGAAGAGTAACACACGTTCTTAAGGTTATAAAGGAAAATGGCTTTACATCATATGAGAACGATGTAGAAATACACAATGAATGACGATACACACGATAAATTGACTAAGGCATATATGGCATACTTTAAGGCAAACGAAAAGTTTGAGGCTCGTAACTCTGTACGAACGCATCGTGAGAGCAGAAAGTGGTTACGTGAGATACGATCACTAGCAAAAGAACGTATGGACGAGATACATCACAAGCATAATTCCAAGAACGAGGCCCCAGAATCATAGGCAACGGTAAGTACCAATATGCAATGGACTTATCAAGGTAAAAAAGTGAAAGAAATGCCTGAAGGCGTTGAAGCATTTGTCTACTTGATAACAAATAAAGTCAATGGCATGAAGTACGTAGGCAAAAAACTAGCAAAATTCAAGACAACAAAGCCCCCGCTAAAAGGCAAAAAAAACAAAAGACGTGGAACAAAAGAAAGTGACTGGCAAACTTATTGGGGATCTAGTGATAGACTTAACGCAGACGTTGAACAACTAGGCGAAGATAACTTTACTAGAGAAATATTACATTATTGTCCAAGCAGAGGCATTGCAAGTTACTTAGAGGCACGAGAACAGTTTGAACGCAGAGTACTCGAAACAGATGAATACTATAATGGTATTATTAATGTTAGAGTTGGTGGATCAAAAATTCTAAAAGAACACTTACAAAATATATAGGCAAATCAATACAGCACATAAGGATAGCGGGCCAGATAGATAATTCCGCTGTGTAAAGGGTGGCGTGAGAACCACACACGAAACATATTGATTCATACGAACCATAACGATCAATATAGGCTAGTTGCTGTTAGTCAAGAACCACAATGTTCATAAAAACTCTTTAGCAACAGGAACGAAGCGAGAGGTAGC